ATATAATAATAATCAAGTAAAAACATTGAAACGAAGACAACTATTATTAAGTAAATATGAAAGCGAATTTATGATAGGGGTTCCCAATTCTAAATTAAATTTATTTTATAGTTTTCCTGGTAATTTTATCTACAATAAATTTGTTTCTAAAAGAAATTTTAAAATCACCTATGGTGCCCCGAACTATGAATGTACGATATGTTTAGAAAAAATAAAAATAAATAATATTAGTTTGACAAAATGTAAACATATCTATTGTCGTAAGTGTTTGATGAAAACTCTAGAAATATCTGATAAATGCCCATTATGTCGCCAAAAAATTAGGAAAAATTCGTTGACATTTGTGTCTAATTTTAAATATGAAAATGACACAATTAATTTTATATTTAATAGAGTTAAACTCAATAAAAAACTAATAATATGTAGCACATTTAATAATACATTGGAAAATCTAAAATATCATTTGGATGGTTCTAAGTTGCTATTTATTAATATTTCAAACTTGAATATGAGTCAAATGTCAAAATGCGACGAAATTATTTTTACGGATAACGCTCATGATCATTTTGATTTTATATTAGACATCTTTGCTGAAAATAATCCAACTATTAATTTAATTTTACTGTTATATAAATCTGTCAGTTATATTAAGTAAACGATAGTAATAATATATGAAATAACTGCTAAAATACCAAGTAATGCCCATAATGGCAATAGGGTCTCCTCTTCATCCATACCGAATTTTTTTAAATGTCCATTTGTATCTATCATAAAAGCGGGTTTAATATATAAAATAATTGAAACGATACATAGGTATAGTAAGATTGCGATTTTAGTAATATTAGTTTCCATAATATAATATTTAAAATAAAATAAAATAATATTTTAAATAATAATGATTTACGTATTAATTTTAATCATTATTTTTAGTATTATTTACTATAAATATAACGATATTTCAAAAAAATACTTGAATTATGAAAATTTTAATAACACGTCGTTTTTAAATGATCGTGGCATTGTTATAGAATCCAAGATAAATAAGCAATATACCATTGGATGCGGTGAAATAGACACCCCATATCATTCTTTTTCTAAAGCTATAAATAATTTAAATTCCGATGCCTTGGATTTTAAATTTACACAAGGTTCAATTGAAAATCTAAATTTACTAGAAGAAAATAGAATAGATTTTGCGATGTGTCAAGAAGATATATATTATAATAAAACCCTGGGCCTTAATAAATATACCAAACCAATGAAAAATATACGATTTGTATGTAGTTTATATGATGAATTATATTTTCTGATAGTTCCAAAGGACTCTAAAATTACATCATTTCAAAATTTAAGCACCGGTTTTTCCGCAATAGATGAGAATTATATTATAGGTACTGGTGGCGAAGAAAGTGGGAGTTTAGAAATTTTAAAACTATTATGTAACCTTTTTAATATTGAATTGATAAAATTTGAAGTGGGTCAAACCTATAAAAATGACAAGCCAAACATTTTATATTATGTGACTGAAAACATAAATACAAATTTCAATCTATTATTAAATAATAAAATACACGCCTTATTTTATATTTCTGGTCCTAGATTGTCATATATCGTAAATATATCGCAGCTATTTCCACTTAAATTTATTCCGTTTCCAAATGAAACGTATGAATTATTTAATCAAATTAAGGCCTACAAAAATACGGATAGAACTATTAAAATTCAAGAAAATTTAATTGATTCCAATGACGTTAAAGACGTTAAGACACAGGGTACGCGATGTGTTTTACTATGTAGTAGTAAAGTTTCAGAGGAATATGTTTACAATTTTTTGAAACAAATTTTTAAAAATTTAGATTATTTAAAATCATATATGATTAATCAATCGGGGAATTTTGAAGATGAAAGTATTTTAGGCACTATTAATTTAAAAGGTAGTAACGATTGGTTAAAAAAACAAAAATATGAATTTATCGATACATATTCCGATTCCTATGGAACCCAGTTTAAACCGTTAGAAATGTTTTATATTAATAAAAATGTTAAATATCACAAAGGGGCTTATAAATTATACCGAGAAATTGGATATATAAATATTAATAATAATAAAAATTGCGAATTCAAAGGCGACGATAATACATGTAATCTCATCCCCTATCTAAATAAAAAAAATTACTATTGGAAATATGAAAAATTACCTGGATTACAAAGCGAGTTTAAAAGATGATAGTCCCTTACCCTCAAGGATGTCAGATTGATCCTCTCGGAATACCATATCATCATTAAAGGCGTAATCTGGAGTGCCATTTTTTAGATTGGGATACATCTTATTGTTTAGTTGGTCTTTACAACATTGCGAACATTCTATACCCTTACAACCGGGTTTACTATTACAATTATGACATAGTGGTATAGATTTTGGATCAACGATAGTGGGGGTTAATAACTTCATATTAATAGGGAGTTCACATTGATTATTAATACATCCTCCTCGCACATTTTCATAGTTTTGATTCGCTTTAAAAAAAGGACATTCTTCGTCAATAGTACACTTACCTTTTGCCCATAATCCTGGAGCGGATTTAGTGGTATCATCTGTACCAGTCACCTTTATTAGTTCGTGGGAATTGCATTCAATTTCATTCAACGCATCTTTAAAAAAACACTTATACTCGCTTTCTTCTATATCAATGGCTTGTTGGATTTTATGATTATTGACAAAGTCTACTTTATTTTTATCGTAATCTTTATTATATGAAATTAAAGTATTACATTTGGTGTTAGATAATCCCAAACTACATTTATCATCTAAATCTGGGTTATTCAAATTATTAAATTTAATTTCATCTTGAAATTGGACCCCCTTTACTTGATAATTATTGAAATAATACGTATCATTGTAAATCGCTTTACCAATATCAAAATAAATTATAAATCCTATTTCGGCGGGTTCCCTATAAATTTTTAGTATAAATTTAAATGTTTCTATTTTATTGTCCAACGATATTTCGGACTTGACCAATTCCTCTTCAATGATTTCAAATGACGCCGTAGTTTGAATTTTTCTAAATTTACCTACACTGGCTTCGTCGATATTATAATCTTCAGACATACCACACGCCACTTTGCTAATTATATCTATAATCCATTTTTTAACGGCCTTATATCTAGTTTCATTAACGGCTTCTATTAGTTTATTGCTATTTCTATTTTCGTCTGGCTCATACTTCGTTTTTAAAAAGTTCAATAGCCCAATCATTTGTAATGGGTGGATTTCGGCTTTTAAGCCATAATACTTGTAATTTCTATTATAGGGTTTCAAAAACCCATAATCCATATAGGTTTCGGAATACTTATTATTAAAAAAAAGACCAAGTACTAAAATAATTAGTAAAATAATAATGAAGTTAAGTATTGACATAGTTATAATAATTAAATAAAAAAACTACTCGTCGTCATCTTCCATAATATCCCGTTCTTGATAAGCCAACGCGTTTTCTCTATTATTGGATTCACGCCCTTCAAGCCATTGATTGTATTCATCCATTGTATAATTCTGACCTAATTCACTCAATGCTTTATTTTGTAATTCATATTGTGTTTCTTGGTCCGTCGGTAAATTGTCGGCATTGATATCATCTGGGGTATAAATATGTTTGGACTTGGACGACAAATTTTTCCAGGTGTCCATACCAAGTGTGATCATATTCTTGAGACTTCCCCAGGTTTCTCTATCTAATTCTTGAATAAATTTCAAATTAGATTCCTTATCGTTTTCGGATTTTTGTTCAATGACGCTTTGAATATATGTTTTCGTGTGTTTTTCAAATAGATTTTGCTTGGTACCAATATTTTCTAATAATTTATAAATTAATTTTAATACCACATATTGTTTCTTCTCTATTTCTCTTGGAATGTCAATGTCGTCCATATCATCTAAGTCTTCAAGTTCCTTATTCAAATCTATATTATCACTTTCGGTTTCGCATATTTTATTCAAAATATAAATAAAAATATATTGGAGGATATATCCTACTATTTGGGAGCCCTTTAATTTATTTATATTCTTAGTGGATGATTTTAATATATTCAAAGCATTCTGTATATTATCACTTGTTACAAACCCGAATTCCGACAAAAATCTAAATTCCGACGAATAGGCTTCATATGTAGCGATTCTTATAGTTTTTTTGTCATCTATAAACTCATTAAACGCAAAATCGTAATTATTGAAAATAAGGTTGATTGGGATTTTGATATAGTTCACCAAATACATTTCAATTAATTGCGATTTTTTAGTGAAAAAATCCACATTATTGTCGCGATTCTCTTTCAATTCACCCAAACCCAAAAGTAAGTCCTTTAGTTTGGTTTTATCAATTTTAATTTTAGAATCTAATAGATTAACTAACGCATTTGTTTCGATATTTATTTCTTTAACCAACATTTTTTCTAATATGTCCTCATTTGTTCCACTGGATATTTTATTATTGATTCCACCTAAAAATGAATTGTTTTTTAAGGTCGCGTTTTCTTCTAACAATTTATTTAATTTGATTGACGTATATTTCAATGTGGATGCATTTAACGTAAATTGATTTGACTGCTGTATATATTTGATTAATTCCATTATATCTTTTTTAGAATGTTCTATTTTTTTTATGTTTTCTCTATGGAAACCACTTAATTGACATAGTCCATCATCGTTAAAAATATATTTTTGCCCTTTATATGGACCTTCCGAAATATAGGCTAAGAAGAAATTATTTATATACTCATCGTTGATATTAGCTTCATCAAATAGGACATTTACGAACGATTCTATTTTTTTCTTTGGATTTGGCTTATTGGATACTTTTAGGGATTTCATTGTAAATTTCTTCTTCATGGCATCTATTTTAACTAAATTATTGTAAATCGTTTTGAGTTTCGCGTCTTTTTTAAAAAAATAGTTCAAGTAATTATTATTTTTAATGTCCTCCAAGCAACATTGATTGTCAACTGGCATTGGAATATATTTGGCGTTTTCAACCTCACTCGCATCAACCGATTTATTCAATAATTCAATAAATTTCAATACAAGCTTATGTTCTCGTGCTTCAATCGTATCGGGCCTTATATTATCTAATGAAATGTTATCTAATTTAAAGTCTTTTTTCACAAAAGATGGTTTGAAATAGTCCCAATTAACAATGGTGGTGATTTCCTTTTGAATTGTATTGGTATCGTTGTATATTCTTTTTTTTTCATATAAATATTGGTAGATATCGTCTTTTATAAACAAATTAATTGCGACTAATAGTTGTTCCTTAACATTGATTTTTTTAATATACGCCCATTCGCTTCCAGTTGTTTTTAAAGTATCAAGGATACAAGCCATATAATCAATACCCACCTGTTTATTTGATTTTTCTAATGGAAATCCCCCTAAACTGGGGTTACATTTTTTATGATTATTTAAATTCGTATAAGATGGAATGGCGCTTTGAAGAATCATGAATAAAGTGGCGACGGTATAAACAATACAATTTCTATTATAAAAATTTGTGTAAGCGACTTCTAACATTTTATCAGAAATTTTTCTTTTTCCTTTTTTAGCGGCTTCAATATACGACGTTTTGCTTCTAATATTATTTTTACATACTGTATGGGCTTGTTTAATGGCGGTAATACGGTCATCGTTATTTACTTTTATTCCCATAATGCTACAAATAACATCAATTATTTTTACGACACTTAATTTATTTTCACTATTTTTAATGGATTTTTCATCACCCTCAAAGAGGATACTTTGAAGACTTTTAATCATTTCGTTCGTTTCATCACTAGTATCGGGATTTTCGTCCGTTATTCTTTCATGAGTTACATCGTGCGCCCCAGCCTTATTAAAGCCTTCTACGGTTTCGTATTCATCCATATTTAACTCTTGGCCACAGTTATTACACCAAACATAGCCCTCGTGGGTCACCCCATATTTTGAATTGACTTTTTCTAATAATTCTTCGGATTTTATTAAGCCATCGTAATAATCTATAAATATTTTATGGTGATTACAGAATAATACTTTAGTGCCTAAAATACTATAGGTATTATTTTCATTTTCATCTTCAAAAGCACTCCGCCCATACTTTTTAAATAAAATTTTAAGGGCTTTATAGTAATTCATACTAGACAGTAATGAAATATTTGCCAAGTATTTATTTATTTTATCATAGAAATCGGTATGAATATCTTCCACGTCATCTTTAATTTGTTTATATAATTTGGCGAAATGGGTTTCAATTCTAATTTTTTTGGAAAACTCCAGTTGTAAGTCTTCTTTTAAATTTTGGATGTTTTGTTTTTGTTTTTCCAAATAACTATCCAAATTTTCTAATTGTTTTAAAAGCGTCTCGTTGTATTTCAATTGATTTATAACATTATCCAATTCATCTAGGTTGTTGAGGTATTTAATACTAAAACATTTTCCGTGTTTTT